TCTGGAACAGAGACAGGAGTAATAAATTTAGGGAGTAGTAATTTTACTATTGAGTCTAAAGTTTCTGATAAAGATATTATATTTAAAGGTGTGGATGGAGGCTCTGATATTACTGCTCTTACTGTTGATATGTCTGATGCAGGTAGAGCTAATTTTAATGGTGGTATTGATATAGCCGCAGGAACTGATATTGAATTAAATGACGGAAATTGGACAGGAGAAAAAGCTAGAAAAATACAAGCACATAGTGGTCATATCTATTATCAAAGTGCCTCTCATGTTTTTAGAAATGCAAGTGGCACTAATACAGCACAAGTTGATGGCTCTGGAAACTTTGTAGCTTTAGCAAATATTACAGCTTATGGCTCTCCTTCTGATATAAAACTTAAACAAAATATAGAGGTTATAGATAATGCTTTAGATAAAGTAAAACAACTTAAAGGTATTACCTACACTTTAAAATCTGATGGGAATAGGCTCACAGGACTAATAGCACAAGACTTAGAAAAAGTTTTACCTGAAGCAGTTTATACTTCAGAAACAATACCTGATGAAATTAATGGTATAGAAGCAGAAGAACATTTAGCTATTCGTTATGGCAACACAGTAGGGTTATTAGTAGAAGCAATTAAAGAACAACAAGAACAAATAGAAACTCTTACAGCTAAAGTAAAAGAACTAGAGGTTAAGGGATGACGATACCTGCATCAGGTTCTGTTTCAATGACTAACATCCGAACAGAATGGAGTTATGGTGGAACAAGTGGTCAGCCTCCTGATAGTATGAGTGAATACTATGCAGGAAATTTAAATAGTAATAATAATCCTGCTACTGTTGCTAATGCAGTAGCTTATTCAAGCACAAATATATATTTTCCAGCAGTACCTGGAAGTAAAGGTGTTCCAGGGACTCCAGCATATAATGGTTATTATCGTCAGTTTGGGCGAAAAATGTCACAGTTAGGAAGTAGCACTGCTTATCCTTATATTGGAGGACAGTCAACCCTTACTTACGCATTTAAAGAAGGTATAGACCAAGTAGGAAATGCAGGACAAATACCTTCTTCTGGTGCAATATCTTTTAATCACTTTAGAGGAACTGATAATAATCCTACAACTACAAATCGTTATACTGCTGGTTTTTGGGCTTCGCAATCCAAAACAAACAATGGAGCTTGGGGTAATCTTAACTTTGCATTAGCTATAGGTGGAACATGGGGAACTAATTACAATGCAGGAGCTAATTGGAATACTTCAACTTGTCCTTTTCGTTATATCGATGTTCCTGCTAAAGATGGAGTTCCTACAACTAGACTTTATGGAAGTGATACTCATCAAAACAGTGGATGGATAACTGGCAAACAATGGTCTATTCAAGGTACTTATCCTGGAATCGGAGCATATACAACTTTTAGTTGGACCACTGCTACTAATACGAATGTTAATATGTCAGGTACTTGGAATATAAGTATTACAAAATAATGGTTGAAAAAGCAGAAGATATTATTTATTACGAAGAAACTGCTGATAATGGAACAATAGTATATCGTTGTGATTATAGAGGAATTGCTATTCGTAAACCTAAATCTATGTTTGAAGGTTATGAAGAAGTACACATTAAACAAGAATTTTTCAGACACATTACACAAGAAAATATATATGATATGTTTAGTGTAGACGCTAACGCTAAGAAAATTACGACAGGAGAGATATAATGACAGTAAGGTTCGATTTTAATTGGATAGAAGAAACCCATAAAATTATTGATGATGAATTTCAAGTCACAGTAACTATAGGAAAAAAAGGAGACGTACAAAGTAGAGATACTTTTGAAGAAAGTTTGCTTTATTTTAGCGAAACTACTGCTGAGATAGATGAACATATCGTTGATGAAGTTAGTCCTCATATCGTATATAGACCTAATCATTTTGTTTTGATACAAGGTAAAATTCAATCTTGTCAAAGATGGAAAGAAGAAGACGGTATAGAAGCAAAAGATATAGAAAGATGGAAAGAAATAACTGCAGACGATAAAATTAAAAAAGGTGAATATACAGAAAGCACAGTAGAAGAAACAATTGCTAATAAAGAGCTTTTAACTTCTTACAAGTTTGGTGCGGATTTCGATGTAATATATCCTCGTTCTGCTAAATGGCATATTAATGGTAGATACGCTGCTCAAACAGCACTAGAAGACGATACTAGGTTTCTTTGTTTTATGACTGAAAAAGAAGGTTTTAATTTAAAATTATTAGATATTGAACCTGGAAAAACTAAAACAGTACAACGAGAAGATGTTGATTTGTTCTATATTTTCTTTTCGCAAAACTGTTCTATAGGTGAAACACAAATAGAACAATATGATGTAAAAAAAGTTACAAGTTCAGAAGTAGATATAACAAATCAATCTTCTGAAGTAGCTAGGATAGTAACTATCGCTAAATAAATGTTTAGTTTTCCTACATTTTTAAAATTATCTAAATCAATTTTGATAAGAGATTCTCATGAACAAAGAGTGTCTCATCCAGAGGCAAGGGCTAGACTTTCAGAATTACAAGGTATATACGCACAATTAATGTTTATTAGTCAAAAAAGAATGAAAAATAATTTTAGAAGTTCTCCCGAACGAATAAAAGTAGCTTTAGGATTAGATTGGAATGATAAAAAATATTGTGATAAAAATGTTATACCAAAAATATCGAGTATGAAATATTTAAAAAGTTTACCCCCTAATACCGCAGGAGGACATTTAGCTGAGTTTTTTAAAGAATGGACATTTAATGATTTATATAAAGACAGATTCGAAAAAGACAATGCTAAAAAAGATATGCTTTCCGATGATAGAACAAATGATTTAAGGAACAATGTTGGCAGACATATGATGTTAACTCATGATTTACACCATATATTATTTAAATATGACACTTCACCTTTTGGTGAGGCTTTAATACAAGGAACTACTTGGAGACAGGTGGGCAACATAGGAATGTGGTACGTAGGTTTTTTAGTAACTTGTAGGATTGCATGGAGAGCTAAATCACTAGAACCATTTTTTATATATAGAGAAGCCTGTAAAATTGCTAAAAAAGTAAACCAAAATAATTTAATAGAACATTCTTTATTATATTTTTTAGAAAAAGATGTGAATGATATTAGAAAAGAATTTGGGTTCGAAAAACCCGTTAGATATTTAAAATGGATTAATCAACACGAGGAGTAACTATGGAAATAAAAGTAAAATTAATAACACTTATAGGCGGCTTTTTATCAGGAGTCATTATTACTGCAACGGCAGTACTTATTTATTATGAGATTTTACCGTTTGCAATGAGGTTGGGAGTTATATAAATGAAAATAAAGGATAAATTATTTTACTTAGTACCTGTATTAAATACAGTTTTTACAGAAGGTAAATGGAATTTTCCTATAATTAGAAAAGTAAAAGAATTTTATCAAAAACATGGGTTACTATTAACTATTGCTTGGATAGTATTTATTGTAGTAGGAACTAAAATTGTATTTATTAACGGAATAATTTTTCTTCTAAATACTTTTTTAGGAACAGATATTGCATACGGACCCGTTTATCAATTTTTATCTGGTAATTAAATGTTTGGTATAAGTGCATTTTCAGAAGCCCCATTTTCAGCATTAGCTGGAGGTGACTCTGCGAGTGTAAATGTAATTCTAACAGGACAAGCTGGTACTGGAGCTGTAGGTACAACCGCTTTTGTTTGTGTAGCTCACATAAACCCTACAGGTCAAGTAGGAACTTCTGCTTTAGGTACAGCTACTGTTGCTGCTGGAGCAAGTGTTACTCTTTCTGGTCAAGCAGGTACATCAGCACTAGGCAGTCCAACAATTTCCGCAAGTGCACTAGTTAATGACTATGGAAATAACCCTGATGAACCATTATCAGCATTAACAGCTTCTGTTTCTGGTTTAGGGGTAAATGGTAGTGTTGTATCTATAGTTCCTGGAGTATCAGGGGGTGTTGGTTCTGTAAGTGTAACTACAAACGCAGACTCTAATGTTACTGCCGTAGGTCAAACTAGTACTTTAACACTTGGCACACCTTCCACTGCAGGTGCAGCGAACGTATTGGCAAGTACCGATACAGAAGCAGTAGGAGCTGCAAATTCTGCAGTAGGTTCAATAACAGCAAGTGGAAAAGCTAATATAAGTGTAGACGGTCAAACGAGTACATCAGCATTAGGTACATTATCTTCAATAACAGGTAAAGCCAATATTTCTGCAGCAGGACTAACTTTACAAGCTACTCTAAATAACCCGAGTACGAGAACGGAAAATGCAGTTAGTATTTCTGGTGTGTCCAGCACATCATCATTAGGTTCTATATCATTTATTGGTAAAGCTAATATAACTCCTGTAGGACAGGTAGGTACAACAGGAGAGCCAAAAGTATTAATTTGGAGTATGGTAGATGATAGTCAAACACCGAACTATATTGATGTTTCTAGCAGTCAAACACCGAACTATGGTAACGTAAACGATACTCAAAACCCTAATTGGGATGAGGTAGCGTAAACAGATTTTATTACATATAATTGAGGCAATATGGCGAGTACATACGGAAATAATCTTAGATTAAATGAAATGGGAACTGGGGACCAGTCTGGTACTTGGGGTTCAGTAACTAATACTAATTTAGAGTTAATAGCGGAGGCTTTTTCATATCAAACTGAAGCTACATTTGACAGTGATGGAGCTAAAACTGCTACTATAGGAGATGGAGTATCTGATAAATATAGGGCGATGTATATTAAAGTTACTTGTGATGGAAGCACCACTTTATCTGCCACTAGAACATTAAATATAGCTCCTAATACGGTTTCTAAAATATTTATTATAGAAAATGCTACAACGGGAGGACAATCAATATCTATATCACAAGGTTCTGGTGCTAATGTAATTATTGCTAATGGAACTGCTAAAGTAGTATTTACTGACGGATTAGGTTCTGGTGCCGCAGTTTATGACGGTTTAGATAAAGTAGCTTTATCAGCAAACGTTACTATCGGAGGCAGTACTTTAGCTAGTCAATTAGCTAATTTTATAACTGCTTCAAGTACGACTACATTTACCAATAAGACCTTCGACGCAGATGGAACAGGTAATAGTTTAACAAATGTAGAAGACGCTAATATAAAAACCTCTGCTGCGATAGACGCTGCAAAAATTGCAAATGGAACTATTAGTAATACAGAATTTCAATATTTAAATGGAGTAAGCTCTGCGATACAAACACAAATAAATGCTAAAGGCACGTCTAACTTTAGTGGGAGCTATAATGATTTAAGTAGTAAACCAACAATACCTACAGCTACATCACAATTAAGTAATAATTCAGGATTTTTAACTGCAAGTAATTATTCTAATTCTAGTACTTCAGGATACATCAGATTTAGTAATGGACTACAAATGTGTTGGGCTAGAGTAACAATCAGCAGTTGGTACCCTTCTTGGACTTTTCCACTTGCTTTTCCAAATGCTGTCGTATCTCTTTCTAAACATGACGAAAGAACAACATCTTCTGGAGATGGTTCAAACTATATATATTCAGTTAGTACAACAGGTGCCGTATTTTTAACAAGTGCAAATCCAGGAAATATGAGAGTAATGGCTATAGGGTATTAATATGGCTAAATACGCACACGTAGACGAAAATAATATTTTAAAAGGTTTTTACGATAATGCTGTACACGACAGTATTCCAACACCTAAAGTAAGCTTAACCGATGAACAATGGCAATCTGCAGTAGATAATAATCATAATTATATTGCTGATAATGGCTCATCAAAAACTATAGCAGTAGAGCAGACTACACCGCAAAAAATCGCAGAAGCACAAGCATATTTATCTTCTACAGATTGGTATGTTGTTAGGAAAGCTGATACAGGTAAAGCTGTTCCATCGGATATAACAACTAAAAGAGCAACAGCTCGACAAACAATATCTGATTTAGAAAGTTAAAATGGAAGTTTTACTTTGGATAATATTTATAACAGTAATTAGTAAGGCATTGTTAAAAGCAATAGCTCCTTACAAGAATAAAGAATTAGACGACAAAATAAAAGAATACTGGAAAAACTTAAAAGAATATTTCTAATGACTAGAGCCACCGTATCAGAACTAGATAAAAGATTAAGTGCTCATGAAGCTGCTTGTGAACAACGTTGGAGAGAAAATTACCGTAGATTAGATTCTATAGAAAACGGAATTTCATCAATTAATAAAACTATTAGGAATAGCTTAATATTTACAGTTACTATATCCTTAACTATTGTAGGATTTTTAGTAAAATACACTTTGTTTTAGGAGAGCTAAATGGAGTTTTCCTCAGAAACTAGATTATCAAAACACTTTAAATTAAAAGAATTTGAAAAGTCTCAAATGGCTTACCGTTTAGGTATTGATAATCGAGTAGTAGATAAAACAATATTTAATAATTTAAAAAATTTAAGTGAGGAAATACTTGAACCTGTACGAAATCATTTCGGTAAACCTTTTACTCCTAATTCTGGTTACCGCTGTTTACAGCTCAATCGAAAGCTTGGCTCTCGTGACACTAGCCAACACACTTTAGGTCAAGCTGTAGATATAGAAATCGTTGGTATAGACAACGAAACACTATTCGCATACATAAAAAATGAGTTAGACTTTGACCAAGTCATATTAGAGTACTATGATGGAATAACTCCTGATAGTGGCTGGATTCATGTATCATATGTTAGTCCTGAAGAAAATAGAAAAAACAGTTTCGCATATGACGGAATAAATTATAGAGTAGTTTAATGCCCTTACTAAAATTACAATTTAAACCAGGAATCAATAGAGAAGGTACTAATTATAGTAATGAGGGAGGTTGGTTCGACGGTAATTTAATACGTTTTAATAAACAAAACGTAGAAAAAATAGGTGGTTGGAGAAAAGATAATAGTACAACTTTTTTAGGTAATGCTAGAAAATTACACGGTTGGACTGATTTAAACGGTACTAAGTTTTTAGGATTAGGTACAACTAATAAATATTATATCGAAAAAGGTGGCGGGTTTTATGATATAACACCGCTAAGACAAACAACAGCAGCAGGAGATGTAACTTTTTCTGCTAGTTCTGGCTCGACTACTATAACTGTAACAGATACTAATCATGGATTAGGAGCGGGAGACTATGTAGCTTTTAGTGGAGCAGCTAGTTTAGGTGGTGCTATAACTGCAGATGTTTTAAATCAAACAGGAACAACATATTTAAATCAAATAGGGTATATTGTTTCTTCAGTAGTAAATGCGAATAGTTATACGATAACTTCACCAGTAGCTGCTACAGGTTCTGACTCGAATAATGGAGGTAGTAGTACTATAGGTTACTATCAAATACAAATAGGATTAGATACTTATATATCTGGAACTGGTTGGGGAGCAGGAACTTGGGGACAAAGCACTTGGGGGAGTACAAGCCCATTAGCTTTTGCTAGTCAATTAAGATTATGGTCGCATGATAATTACGGTGAAGATTTAATTATTAATCCTAGAAATGGCGGTATATTTTTCTGGGACACTTCTGCAGGAGTAGAATGGGCTAGTAATAATAATCATAATAGGGCTAAAGCGTTATCCGACCTAGTAGGGGCTAATTTAGCCCCCACAGTAGGGTTATTTACCCTAGTATCTCAGGTAGATAAACACGCTATAGTTTTAGGGACAGACCCTATAAATACTGCAGGAACAGCCAGAACGGGAGTAATTGACCCAATGCTTATTGCATTTAGCGACCAAGATAATATTGTAGAATGGGAACCAAAATCTACTAACACCGCAGGAGCTTTAAGTTTATCCGAAGGTAGTACTATTGTAGGAGCAGTAAAATCTAGGCAAGAAATATTAGTTTGGACAGATACTTCTTTATATAGTATGCAATTTATCGGACCACCCTTTACATTTGGTATAAATTTAATAAATAAAGAAACTGGATTAATTGGACCTAATGCTGCGATAGTAACGTCTAAAGGTGTTTTTTGGATGGCGGTAGATAATTTTTATGTCTACACAGGTACAGTACAAAAAGTTCCTTGTACAGTTTTGAGTTATGTTTTTGATGATATAAATATTTCAGAAGTTTATAAATTTCATGCTTTTTTAAATGAAGAATTTAACGAAGTAGGTTGGTTTTATACTTCGAAAAACGGTTCTGAAATAGATAGATATGTTTCTTATAACTATGAAATAGGTGCATGGACTTACGGAGTATTAAGTAGAACAGCTTGGTTAGACGCGGGTACAGAACCTTACCCAAGAGCCACAAGTAGTAATTATTTATATGAACATGAGTTCGGTTATGACGATGATGGTAGTCCTATGACTAATGTTTTTATAGAAAGCTCAGATATGGATTTAGATGAAGGAGAACAATTTAGTCATATATCTAAATTAATACCTGATGTTAGATTTTTAAATAATCCAGGAGGAGGACAAATAAATTTCGTATTAAAAACTAGAAACGCTCCTGGAGAAACATTAACTACTAAAAGCACTAACGCTGTAACGAGTACCTCTGCTAAAGTAGATTTACGTTCTAGGTCTAGACAAGCAGCTTTTAGATTTGAATCAGATGACGACGCTTCTTATCCTGGAAACAGTGATACTGGTTGGCGATTAGGTAATAATAGGATAGAAATAAAACCTGACGGAAAACGCTAGTGGCTAAATTATTAAGAACTTCATTACCTTTTAGTTCTGACGGTCAAGTTAATGGTGAGCTATATAATAGATTACTTAGAATATTAGAATTAAATTTAGGAGAGTTTGACCCTGATAATACTAGACAAATAACTACCGAAGAAAAATTAAAAAATAAATTTAATTTAGGAGCAATCGTATTTGATACGACTTTAGATAAATTACAAGTATATGACGGAGATAATTGGTTAACTATTGCTACTATAGACCCCGATGTTTTTAGTGGACCGCCTACCAATGGATTAGAGGCTCAGTCTTCTTTAGGTACTTTGTCTGTTAGTGCTGGTGGAGACACTACAATTACATTATAAATATTTTCAAATATAATATCTAAAAGGAGATTAGCATGATAAATCAATGGTCATATAGCCGTTTAAGTTGTTTTGAAAAATGTCCGAAACAAGCAGAATTTAAATTCATTAAAAAATTAAAAGAGCCTGGAAGTCCAGCGATGGATAGAGGTAAATATATTCATAAACTTTGTGAAGAATATATTCGAGGGTTTCATCAAGAGATACCTGAAGAAATAAAAGGATTAGAAGATAATTTTAAAGAATTAAAAGAGCTTCATGAAAGAGGTCACGTACTTTGTGAAGAAGATTGGGCTTGGGACGAAGAATGGAAACGCACAGGTTGGTTTGATTATAATACTTGGGGAAGAGCTAAAGTAGACTCTTTCGTATATCAAGAAGGTATTTCTAAACAAGCTAGAGTTATTGATTTTAAAACAGGAAAGTTCGAAGGTAATGAAGAAGCTCATAGAGAACAATGTGAATTATATGGTTCTATAGCTTTAAAAAGGTTTCCAGAATTAGAAGAAATAGTTACTGAAATGTGGTATTTAGACCATAATAAAATAAGTAAGTTTGTTTACGATACACAAACAATAATTTTAAAAAGAGACCGTATAAACGCTAGAGCTATAGATATGACTACAGCTACAGAGTTTCCCGCTAACCCTCATAAATGGAAATGTCGTTGGTGTCATTTTGGTAAAGAGGGATTGTGCAAAGAAAGAATTACAGATTAATATGAAATGTGTTTCTTTTTTGCTTCCTGAAGTATTACCAGATGATATTATTGAAGATATAAAAACTATGGCATTAAAATTTCCAGAAGAAATTGGAGTCGTGGGCGAAAGAATAGGCGAGGATTGTAAACAAGACAAAGATATTAGAAGGTCTCAAATTCGTTGGATAGACCCACGTAGAGAAGATACAGTTAAATTAACTAATCTCTGTACAAATTTATTTGTTGATATTAATAGAGAACATTTCGGTTTAGATATTGAAAGAATATTTAATATTCAATATACGGAATACTTGGCAGCAAATAAAGGTTTTTATCATAAACATATAGATAGCTTTGTAGGCAGAGGAGAAATGTATGATAGAAAACTTAGTATGACTATACAGTTATCTGATTCAGATGAATATGAAGGAGGTGATTTTGAATTCGATAATGATATTATATCAGACCCTTTTGATAAAAATATTATAAGAGAAAAAGGTAGAGTTTTAATTTTTCCTTCTTTTATGCCTCATAAGGTAAATCCTGTTATTAAAGGAATTAGGAAAAGTTTAGTTACTTGGATAGAAGGACCCGCTTGGCGTTAATGCATTAACAATCACCAAAAAATACTTTATTATTGTTCTTGGTAGGTGATTATTATGGAACAACCTAACGAAATCATAAAAGCTGGGGAACCCCAGAAGGTTAAATTAGAGTTAGAATTAGATACTACGCAAAAGAAATACGAACCTAATAAATTCCAAACTTGGGTAGATTTAGCGGTAGCTATAGACTCTTGGAGAATCTTTCCTAGACTATTTATTACAATATACATAGTTTTATTATATAAAACTTGTGTATGGTTCATGGGTTTAGATACCCCTAGTTTAGAACAAAGTGGATTTGTATCTGTTGTTGTAGGAGCGGGAGCCGCTTGGTTTGGTTTATATGCAGGTACAGGCGGTGCAAGTAAAACTAAATTAAAACAATATGACTGATAATTTAAAAATTTATTTAACAGAGTTCGAATACGATGGAGTTACTTACGATGGACCAAATATTATAGCCGACAGTTTTGAAGAAGCAGAACAACACGCTGAAAATTTAGGGATGATAGTTGTGGGTAAATTAGATACATTAATGTCGTCATATGGTACTGAAGACCATAAAACAACGATACATTAATGTATGATATGTCCATGTTTGAAATTACGTTAAACGATTTTTATATTGAATTTATAGGATTCGTACTTACTTTATTATTAGGATTAGCTATAAAAGATTACGCTGTAACTTTTGTAAAAGGAGCATTTTTTAGATTATTTTCTCCTTTTGATGAAGGTGATAAAGTAATTCTAGACGGACAAACGGCTATGATTATAAAAATTGGTTTCTCGCAAACCGTGTTTGGTGTTTATAGCGAAGATGGATATACATGGAGGTATATCCCGAACCAAAAATTAGATAATTTTAAATTAGAAAAAGTAGTAGATTCTGAATTACATGCCGATACAGCTAAAGAAAAAGCAGAAAAGATAAGAGCTATTTTGGAAGAAAAAGATAATTAAGGGCTATACAACTTATTAGTTCATAAAGTATAATCACTTTACAGTTATATAAACTGCAGCTTACGAGACGGGCTTTAACTCGCTAATACGTTAATAAACGCAGAGGAAATAATGAGTTTAAGTTTAATAAAAACTCCAGAACTAACTTATCAAGAGGCTTGTGAGTTTTTTGAATATAAGAAAAACAAAATAGAGTTTCAAAGTAAAATAAAACAGTTTGAAGAAGCTGTAGATGATTTTTGTAAAAAAACTAATCAAGAAGAATCTAATAAAAAGTTAAGGGGTGAAAATGAGGGAGCTGTTACGCACAATTTTGCAGATGGACTGTACATAAGAACAATCGTAATGCCTAAAGATTTAGTAGTAGTTACTAGAATTCATGCTAAAAATCATCCATTTTTTATTATGAAAGGTGAAGCCTCTATTTTTACAGAACAAGGTGTGGAGCGTGTTAAAGCACCTTTCCACGGTATTACTGAAATAGGTACAAAAAGAGTTTTATTTATTCACGAAGAATGTACTTTTATTACCGTACATAGAACAGATTGTTTAACAATAGAAGAAGTAGAAAATGAAGTCATTGCTAAATCTTTCGATGATTTAATTTTATCTGCTCCTGAAACAAAACACTTAGAAAATTTAATTAAAGAATTAGAGGGAACTAAATGTCTTTCGTAGCAATGGCAGTTATGACGGGGGTTTCTACTCTCCACCAAATAACTAATAAACCTGAACAAAAATTACCTCCCGCTAACGCTAACGCTTTAGGCGGTCAAGGACAAGGAGGAATAACTAATTTAAATTTAGAAAATATTGGTGAAGATACTCAAAATATTGCTGAAGATATAACATTAGAAGGAGCCGATTTTAATGTAGCTACTAATAATCAAGATACGGGTATTGCAAGTGCATTAAAAGAAAAATTAGGAGCTCAAAGTGGTAAACCTATATCTTCTTTAGAAGATATGACTTTAGAAGAATTATTAAATCTTTTTGGTAGAGATGAACTTACTGAGGTTGGAAGTAGTTTATCTATGGAAGACGCGATGACTACATTTACTCCAACTTTTGAGAAACCCAAAGTTGATATTCCACCAATCGATGACGAAAGTTTAATATCTCTTTTTGAAAACCCCAATCCCAATGAAGCAATGGCAAAAGTAAACGCTGATATAAAAGCGTCACTGCCTGAGACTACTACAGCTGCAACAACAGAAGCTATAGCTGCAACAACAGAAGCTATGAACGCACCGATGACTGCTTCTGAAGCAGCAGGTTGGATTAATGTCGCTATGCAAGGAATAGCTACATTAGCAGAAATCCTCGATGACGACGACAAAAAACTTTTAGCCCCTGCTTCTGCCCCTAGTTTTTCGTATCAAGCTCCTAATAAAGGTATAACTTTAGATAGTATTGGGATGAATATGGGAGGAGACCCTGCTAAAATTTTAGCAAGACCTATGTTTAAAGGTGACCCCGTAGTAGGTCCAGGAGGTCCAAAAGATGATATAATACCAGTACTTGCGAGTGATGGTGAGTTTATGTTATCAAAAGCAGCGGTAGACCATGCTGGTGGCGGTAATCACGAATTAGGTATCGCTAGATTAAACGCATTTAATAATAAAGGTAATCAGAGATATGGCTAGTAGAGAAGAACGAGAATTTTCCTCCCAAGCACCCGCACCACAGGTAGCGGATATATTAGAAACTGGTATTTTTCCAGCGGCTAGTGGTTTATTACAAAGAGGATTAAGCGACCCTAATGTTCCTGATAGTAATCCTTATTCTTATACGGGACAACGTATAGCTAATTTTAACCCTAGAGAAAATAGAGCGTTTGGTTTAACTGACCAAGCTATTGGTAGTTATATGCCTTTTTTACAAACAGGAACAGATGTATTAGGTCAAAGTGCTGATGTATATCGACAAGGAATAGGTCAAAGATTTGACCCGACTAGTACTGACGAATTTTTTAATCCATTTTTAGATAGAGTTGCGGGTAGAGTTGAAGATAGGGTCGGTAAATTTATTTCGGATAGAACTAATCAATTAAATTTAGGAGCCGCTAGAACAGGTAATCTCGGTAGTGCTAGACAAGGTATAACAGAAGCGGATATTACTAAACAAGGAATAGAAGGATTAACTGACGCGTTAGGTAGTATATATTCTAAAGGATTTGATAATGCACAAAATTTAGCTTTTAAAGATTTTCAAACTGGAGCTGACAGAGATAGAGCATTAGGTGCTTCGTTATCTGATATTTCTGGTAGAACATTTAATATAGCTAATCAATTACCTAATTTACAAAGACAAGATATTAGTTCTTTATTTTCTACGGGAGGGTTAGGTAGAAATAGAGACCAATCTTTATTAGATTTAGGTTATCAAAATTTTGTTGGTAGATATAACTTACCTTTCCAAAACTTACAAAACGTTGGAAATATAGTGTCGGCTCTTGGTCCGTTGGCGGGTGGTTATGGTTATGCTGGAGCAACTCCCGCAGAAGACGCGGTAGAAGCTAGTAATCCAGACCGTTTTGCTCCTGGAATTCCTGGAGTCGTACAAAACAACGGTGGTTTAAATTATCAAAGTGGTATTATGGGTAGTAACGTAACTCCACCAACGTTTGGAAATACTTCATTAAATCCTAGCTTATTCCCGCAACAAGGTATAACTACATTAGCAGGAAATACATATAGTCCTCCTACAGTCCCCCAAATGATGTTCGGAAATGAAAATAGTACTGAAACAGGTCCAGGAGGAATTAGGTATTAATGGCTAATGGAATAACTGGTCTTAGTCCTTTCCCAACTATAGGTGGAGGAAATCAAGGAGCTACTGGAATTACTCAAGTACAAGTACAACCTACTAGAGTGAGTTTCCCCACAGCCAGAACTAGGGCTCCTGCACCTGAACCTAATGAATTATCTGCTGGAGAAAAATATCTTCCTGGAATTTTAAGTGTAGTAGGTTTAATAGATAATGCAGTAACTAAAAATAAATATAAAGTTACTCCTGAAAGTTTTAAAAAAGAACAGGAAAGACTAAATAAGTTAGAGAAAGAAGGTTTAATAAATAAAGAAGTAAAAAATGCTGAATTAAAAGCATACGCTATTTATGGTCCTGATAGAGATACAAGCGGAGTAGACGGAATGGCTATAGCAGGTAGTATAGGTACTTTATTTTCTGGAAGAATGTCTCCAACATCAGCAAGTATAACTAATCAATATATAAATAGGAAAAGTACTGTTAATCAATCAATAAATACTAGTAAAAATCAATTTAAAAAAGAAAGTCTTAAAAAAGATTTTAAACAAACAAATTTATTAAATTACGAAGACCTTAACGTAGATAAAAAACCCGACATCGTTATGGGGATAACCGCTGAAAATGATTTCGGTACAGATTACTATGTACCTACTAGTGCGTTTAGCCCTAACGACCCGATATTTAAAAATCAAAAACCAATAACTTTAAGCAATAAAGAATATTTTGTAAACCCTGATGGGTGGGTAAATTACAGTGCTAGTATGGCAGAATCATTAAAAGCAGATTCTGCATATAATTTTCACGGTAAAGATGATAATCCTGTAAAAGTTTTAAGAAAACTTACTGACGAAATGGAACTTCAAGACGCTGCTACAGTGAGATTAATAAACTTATCAAATAATGTTTTAAACGAAATCGATAAACAGATAGAATCAGGAGCGTCAGGTACCACTACAGTAGCTACTTTAGCAAGTTTAGGAAACGATATACGAGTTAATTTCGACCAGTTTTTTACTCCAGAATATACCGATAAACTGTTTAGTAAAGGTAAAGACGGTGGTACAAGTAATCAAACTAGAGGTAGTGGTGTAGCAGGGGAAGAATTATTTAAAAGTTTAAAAACATTAAACCAAAGTTCACCTACTTATGCAGAAGACCTTGAAAATATGATAAGTAATTTTATAGAACGAGCGGATATAGACAAGCCACAAAAAAGTTTTTTAACTAACAATTTACAACAATTAGCAAGAAGCAAAGCTGTATTAGCTTCAGGGTTTTTAAATATAGCATATTATGCAGCAGCAACTGCAGGACAAACTGGTAGAACATTATCCGATAAAGATTTAGCTAACTTTTTTACTATTATCGGAGGTAATGCAGGTCAAGATATAGAAGTTCAACATGATGTTTTATTAAAATTTATAAATAGTGTTGTAGAAGCTAGAGATGATGAAACAGCAGGTAGGTTTAAATTAGATAAACTTCGACCTTTAGGTGAAGGTGAAAATATTCGATATGGTATATACGGTAATCTAAACGAAAAAGGTAAAGTTACTGATTCTTTATTAAATACGTTAAAAGATTATTACTTATTTCAACCAGATGAAGAAACAGGAATAACTGATTATAACAATCCATATGCTTTAAAAGATTTTTTTACTAGAAACTCAGACTCACCAACTATTCAAGATTGGAGACAAAGTAATAGACAATTTAAAATAGACCCTATGGGTAATCAACAACCAGACCCAACCAAAAGTATACCTGAGGAAACTTATAACGCTATTCAAAAACAAATTCAAGAATCCCAACCTAAACTATAATGTCGACTACACCACCTCCTGAACTTTTATCGAGTATATATTCAAGTACTCCGATTATGGAAGGAGACGGTGCGTTTACTTACGGACAATTAATAGACGAGAATGATTTAATAATTTTAACTGAAGAAACTTTTCCTGGAACTTATGACCAATTAAGTAATATGAGTGCTGAACAAATAAAAAATGCAGCAAATACTATACGAAAAAATAAAATAGATAGATATAGAGTTGCACCTATACCGTTTAGCGAACAATTAATTTTTCCCGAATACTTCGAAAGAAAACGTAGAGCCGAAGAAGGTAAATTAAGTTTCGCACCGAATATAGGTATAGCAAGTGACACTTCTAAAGCGATGTTCGATAGGTCTTCTTTTCCGAAACTAGATGACCCCGAAGCATTAGCAAAACCTGTAGGTTATGATAATGTTATAAATATGTTCGCTCGAGGAGTTGACTCTAGGAATACTTTTAATGACGCTTCTTTAAGGTCAGCTGTATCATTTTTTACAGGTTTAAATCCAAGTCCTGATGATTTAAATTTTATGTTCGATAACTTTAAACTTCCTGGTACTAAAAAAGGTTACAGAGACCAATACCCTGACGCAGTAGCTAGTTACATAGACCCTACACGACCAGAGACGGGTATAAGGATAGATAACGTTCAATACGATGACAAAGGAAAAAGTATACCTTTAGTATATGACTCAGCAGCGATGACTGTTTCAGATTTTGGAGAATTCTTTTTAGACGAAACACTTCCAATAGCTGGAGAAGTAGGTACTGCTGCTCTGATGATTAGAAAAGGTAAATTTAATGAATATTTAAAAAGTAAACCTTCAAATAAAGGATTTTTCGGAAAAGTAGGAGATAGTATTGCTTTTAATAGTTTATTATCAGCTGTTGGTGCAGGTACTAGGTTTAAACAACGTGCTCTTGGTTATGCTTTAGGTGCTCATAATAAAAGTGCACCAGAACTACTAGAAGAAACAGGAATGTATTTTTTATATAGTTATTTAGGTAATCAGGGAATGGATGTTTTAATGCAGGGTGTTCCTAAAATTTGGAGAACTATAACTGGTACAGATATTTCAGCTTCTGATTTAAGAGAAATAGAAATAGCATTTGAAAATAAACTAAAAAGTGAGGCGGGTAAACGAGTTGATTTGCCTTTAGGAGAAAAAGAACCTTTTACTATAAAAGAAATACAAGAAGCAGCCGAAGAATTAGGAGTAGAAGTATTTTATAACCCTTCATTAGCTAGAGCTTCTCGTAGTGAATGGGTACAAAGATTACAACAATCTTTATTAAGTAAATCGAATCAAGAAAATATAGCTACCGTACTAGACGAGTTAATTAAAGACGACGCTAAATTTACTAAAGAATTTTTCTCAGCTATGTTTAAAGATTTAGATGAAAATATAACTGCTGTATCTGTAGGTCCTGAAATAAGAGCTTTATTAGATGATGGAGAGGAGGCTTTTATAGAACAAGGTCGTACTATGTTTGATGAATTTAGGGCAGTCATTGACGATGTAAAATCAGGTAATGTAGAAAATTTAAAAGTCTTAGATGAAAAAGCGTCTAATAGTCTTATAGAAAGAACCAATAACAGGGTAGCAGTTTTAAGAAATGAATATTTAGATACCACATCTCAAAATGTAGAACAATCGTTTGTAGAATCAGGAATAGATAATACACCAATAACTTCCCGTCTTTTAAGTAGAGCATTAAAACAATTTAAAAATAAAGGTACAAAAATAACAGAAAAAGGCGGTCCATACGACGCTAAAATAAATAGAGATGAATATTACGATACGTATAGCGATTTAATTCCTGATGAAGAACTATTTACTAAATGGAGCAATAACGAAAATTTAACTTTATTAGATTTAGTAAATTTACGTAAAGCTACGGGTCAAGCGTATAGCAATGCAAAAAGTGTTGGGGTAGCAGCAGATTTAGCAAACTTACAATCAACAATTGATGACCAATTAAAAACTTCAATAAACGGTCTTGTAAAAAATAAAACTATTACTACGGCTCAGAAAAATACAATAATAGATAATTTAGTTACTGCTAATCGTGTTTATCAAGATGCTAATACAAAAGCAGTTATAGATTTAACGAAACTAGAATCACCAGAACAAGTATTAAGTTATATCGCTAGTACGCAAAGAAAAGGAATTCAAACAAATGCTCAAATGAAACAAGTTGTAGAATTTTTACAAGAAATAGGAGATACTGAAACAATAGACCTTTTAAAAAATACTCTTGCAGATGAGTTAGGAATATTATTAGATAATCCTGGAAAAATGTTATCGGGAGATGATTTAGCTAAAAACTATAAAAAGTTTATAGACGACTTCGGTCCAACTATGAAAGAATTAATCAATGAAGTAGATTTACCTAAGTTAATTAAAAACCCTGACGAATTCGCTACTCAAATTTTAAGACCTTTAGAGGAATTAAGAAGGGGTCGAAAAATGTTTGCAGAAAGATTTGGTAATAAAAGCACCTTTAATTTAATTACCGATATCGTAGGACAATCAGCAGAGCAAAGGTTATCTGGTAAAACTATAGATGATTTAGAATTTCTATCTAACCTTATAGATAACAATGAACCTTTAAAAAGAGAAGTCGCTAATGCATATAAATTATATATAAAAGGTATGTTACAAGACCAAAGCGGTAATTTAAATGTAGGAGCGTTTAGAAGATTTTTATCTGACGGTCATATATTCAGTGGTTTAGGCACTGAAGCGGGTAGATTAAGTGCTGAAAATTTCCATAAAAAATTATTGGGAGAAGGTGGTGAAAAATTCACTAGAAACTTACGTATCTTAGAAGATTTAATTGTTAGGTCTGAAGGGGTTATGGCAGTATATGGTGATTTCGCAGGTGGTGGAAATCTTTTAGGAGAAGACGCTATACGAAGACAAA